AGCTCTTGGCAATGACCACCGAGATGCCCGCGGCCTTGATGGCCACGGGGGCGGGCTCCCGGGAGGAGCCGCAGCCGCTTGTTGTTCCGTCCATTTCTGTGTACCCTTTGCCGGGGATGATACGGAAGGAGCGTCTTGCTGCTGTTCGTGCCATTCCTTAGAGCCTTTGGGCGGAGGCGTACCACCTCCGTTACCTAAAATATCATCCATTGTTGCCATATTGAAATAGTTTAGAAAGGCATTTGACTTACCGCGTTAGTTACTCCTTGTACAGCTCCCGATATGGCATTGGCCTTGCCTTGCTCAATGGCATTAAGTTGCTCTGTGAGAGCGTTGTCGTTTTGTAAGTAAGTGGCTTCGATATTGTCCTTACGTGCTTCTGCATCAGCGGCAATCTGCGATGTCGCATGGGCGAGTGCTTGTTTTTTCGCCTTTTTTGCAGCCGCCACGCTCTCATCTGTGCCGCCCATCACAGCCGCCGAACCTGCCGCCTGTTTGTTTCGCTGTTTTATACTCTCTTCAGTTTGCGTAAGGATGCGTTGTGCATCAGCCCGCTGAGTGGCATCCTCGTTGTACCGCCTGTCATACCAGTCCTGATTCTTTTGCCGTTGAGCCTCAACATTGCGTTTTGCTTTCTTCATGGCCTTGGACGCCTTGATTCCACCGAAAATGCTGCCTGCAGCCCCTATGGCACTTCCTATTAAACCCATAAGACTTTAGTTTTTGATTATTAAAAGTTATACCTTGCGTGCGAAAGTAAGCCGTTATCTTCGCATCATCATTTTATCTTTTTACATACAAATCACTATGGCAATAGGAAAAAAGACCGGAGGGCGGCAAAAAGGTACGCCAAACAAAATAACGGCACTGGCAAAAGGGATGATTGAGAAATGGCTTGAAGCGCACAACGCTGTACCCAAAGGAGATGTGACGCCATTAATAATGCAGGACTTTCTGGAACTTGACCCCAAAGACAGGGTGAAAGTGTCGACAGAGTTCATTAAAATCATCATGCCTAAGAATATCAGCATAGACGATGGCGAGGTCAAACTCACCATTGAGGACAAGCTTGTCAAACTTGCCGGAGAAGAAGACGAGGAAGAATAATCTATTACCCTCTACTTTAGATTGTCTTCATGTCAGGGGAACCCCAACCCGAAAAGGGGATGATTTTACTGATTTGCTTTGAAGCGATGTTCGAGAGAATGTCGCTTTTTTCATGTCCGCAAGCTGTCGGAAGCGTTCAGGAAGCATTCGGGAATAATGGCACATTCTTCCGGAATTATTCGGGAAGAATGCAGGATTATTACGGAAGAATATAGGATTATTCCCGAATAATGGTGGAAGAATAAGGCTTTTTTCGGGAAGAATGCTATATTATTCGGGAATTATTACGGAAGAATAGCCGATTATTCCGGAATAATGAATGTTAATTTTAGCCCGAAATTCGCAAATGTACACTAATAGACGTGAATTTTAAGTTAAAACACTCTCTTTATTACATTTGTTTTATTTCATTAACCATTTGATTCTTCCGGAATAATTGCACATTCTTCCCGAATAATTCCGGAAGAATGTGCAATTATTCCGGAAGAATGTATGAAAACTCCCGTATTTTGCCGTAAAGTAAAGTATATATATCTACTACGTCTACCGCGCGTGCGTGCGCACGTGAGGAAAATTTCGATTTTAGGGCAAGAATAAAAGTTGAATAAAAAAGAAAGCCTACAAAGAAAAATACCTTGCAGGCTTATATCATTTCGTGAAGTCACAAAAAAAATCAGAATCCTTTTCCTTTCTGCCGTTGGTACACCACCGTCTGGTCTTTGTCGAGGTTGACGATTTTGAACATCACCATTGAACGGTTCGGAATATCGTCCGGCAGCACAGTTACGAGCCGGGCAATCACCTCGTCCACATTGTTGAAGCCTACATCGGTCAGTTCCGCCACCTTTTGCCCGTTGTGGTATGCAGCCGCATTCACCATGTAGCGGTACGACAACCGGAAATGCACTTCTTCCTGCTTTTGCTCACGCACGGAAGCTTTGCCGGAGAAGAATATGAAATCAATCACTTTCTCGTTCAGTTCCCATGCAGAGGAGAAATCAATCTTGATATACCCGCGTGTCACCTTGTGACCGTTGCTGTGGTTCATCCCAAACGCCACTTCCGAGATAGAGGCACGTACATCATTCTGAGCTACTGTTCCCCATGTATGCCGGAACGTGTAAGCCGAATACCACTCTTCCTTTGGCATTCCCATAGCCTTGCATAATTGCCTTATCCCACTGTTGACATTGGCGCAAAAACTGTCCGATGTAGTCATGCGCTGATAGAAATTGAACAAACGCTCATCATCTTTTGCCGTGTTCATGTATTTTTCAAATAGCGGCTGGATGATTGCCGGCACCCGCATTTCCATATACGCACCATCCGCACGGAACTTCTTCGTTTTGGCCCGTTGGTAGTGGATAATTCCGTTCCGGTAATCCTGCTTTCTTAGATTGTACAGGTCAATCGTGTTGATTCCTGCAAGGCAAAGCACCATCATGGCAACATCACGCCCGAACTCCGTCTGTGGATATTTCATCTTACTTTCCGGCAGAGGGAATGAAAAGAACTCCCGACATGCTTCGGGGGTAATGGCAAGCTTCTCCGCACGATCAGCCGTTGGTATTTCCACTTTCACCCATGGGTTGACTTTGATACGGATTATACCGTTATCGTAATCGTTGTACTCCAACATGGCGGCTTTAAATACCTGACGCATACAGATTGGATACATCTCCTTTGCCCTATGCGTCTGTTCAAGCGACTTTATCCATTTGTTCACCTGCGTGGAGGTCAACTGAGCGAACATCACTTGGTTGGTTCCGATGAACCGTTCCAGATGTTGTAGGGCAAGCTTGTAGTTCTTGGCATTCCTTTCCTGCCCACGGTCAATCATTCTGTCGATATGCACTCTCGCATAATCCGAAAAACAAATATCGTCATTGCCGTTCATAAGAAAATCCACCACTTCCTTGACCGTCCAATGTTCAATGTCTTTTTTGTTGAGCCGCTCGTTATATTCCACTATCCGCCCGGCACAATACTGAAGCACGTAGGGGTCTTCGATTTCTTTCGCTCTGGAAAGTTCTTTCTTCGTGACCATCTTGTCGGTCTTCATGAATTGTGTCCCCCTATGGTGGGTAACTCTAATATAAACCGGATAAAATCCGTCCTTGCGTTCTTTTTGAACACACGCTTTAAATGTTGCCATATCGTTCTATGTCTTTATTATGTTATTATTTAAATTTATTCCAAACAGCTTCCAATGTCTTAACTTTCTGTCATATCATCAATTACGGCTCTAAACACGCTCTAAACACCCAACGAAAAGCACAACAACATTCTCTAAACATTTGCGTTTATTACGCTCATTTTTCGTGCGGAATGAACGTACCTTTTAAAAATACAATAGGCGGTAAGCCTTTGTAAATGAAAAGCATACCGCCTATTTTATTGAGTATCAGCTATATCGCGCTATTCCTCGATTGCAGCCTGCGCCGCGGTGAATACAAAGTTTAACGTGCTGATTATCAAATGAAATCGTTAAGGGCTGGTCAACATCCGATATGCAGGTGTTCACACGTTATGCGCGTTCTGCACGTGGGCATTTAATCAGACAATCTTTTATGCTAAGATACTAACCATTTTTGGGGCATCAAGCTAACGTAAACCTTAAACCGATCTTGCCATACAAGTTTACGCAGGACTTTCTACCCAACTTTCTCTTTTAACCGAAAAAAAAGAAGAAGCAAGTTTATCTTGCTCCTCCCCTTCTTTATGTGTGAGTTCAATATCTTTTCTCGAAACGTTATTTTCCTGCCATTAGATACGAACAATACTTGCCAAGCAGGTTTGATAGTGGCAGATCATCCTTCAGGTAACGTTCTGCATCAAGTTTGAGCAGTCTTTCACGAACCTGCTTCTTTCCTTTGAACAAAGCACAAAGGTATGAAATGCCTTTTTCTTCCGTAATGGTCACATCGGCAAAGAACTGAGTCAGATCTTCGGCATCATAGACGATGGAATAGCTTGGACGCTTTGCTCCAGGTATGTCTATAACCAGAATGTTCTTTTCGACCAAGTCTTGAATATCACGAATGGCTGTGTCCTTCGAGCATTTTGCCAACGATGCCCATGTCTTTGAAGTTATCTTCGACTCATAGCCATCGAGAAATAGATTCAGCATCTCTGTTTGACGCTCTGTCATAGGAATTGACGAAGCCTTCTGCCAGAAGAAACTCTTGTTCAGTATAGAAGTTACAATAGCTTCAGCTTCATCAAGTGCATCGATGAGCTTTTGAAGATACCATACCAACCATTCTGTTAGATCACCATCACCATGCTGCATTTTTTCCAGAATGTCGTAATAGTGATTCTTGTCTTTATTGATCTGTGATGAGATATTATAGAAACGATAGTCGCTCTTCTCTCCACGAGCCAGCTGCATATCAGAAAGTATGCGAGCCAATCTTCCGTTGCCATCTTCAAATGGGTGGATGCTGACAAACCAAAAGTGGGCTACGGCAGAGCGAATGACGCTGCTGACCGGCTCTTCACTGTCAAACCATGCAAGGAAACGTTCCATCTCGCCTTCTACTCGGTCTGGTGAAGGGGCGATGTAGTGAATCTTCTCACGTCCAAACATACCACTGATGATATGCTCCTCGTTACTGCGGTACTTGCCGACCTCAATCTGACTGCCTTCGCTAAAACCAGACGGAAAGAACGCTGCTTGCCAAGCACATAGTTTTTCCTTGCTCAAAGGTTGGTCGTACTTCTGAACCGCTTCGAGCATTACGTTTACAATCGAATCTATATAATGCGAAGGAGCTGTATACTTTACGTTCTCTATCCCCAGTCGTCTGGCGATTGAAGAACGTACATCATCTACATTCAAGCGAATACCCTCAATTTCTGACGAATAAACTACGTCATAGGTCAAGTTCTCTGCCATAGCTCTTAGCTTGCTATCAAACCCCAACGAACTTAACCTTCCAAAGAGTAACCCTTGCTTGCGGCAAACCAACTCCTGAAGGAGCGACACCTGCGAAGCGTCCCAACGGAAGTCTGTCCAATTATCTCTTTCGTGTATATACATAATGAAAACTTTTAATGCTACATTATTCTGCGATTAACGTCGCAAATTCTGCGACAAAATTAGGCATTTTTTGTCGAATAACTAAAGAAGAGATAAAATAACGCAATTTTTGCGACGATTTAAGCTTTCTTTTGACTGATAGGAAAGTTTTGGAAGCAAAATCTACTTCTTGATCTTGATAAAATTATGTTGCAAAGGTACATGAATCTTCTTGCGACAATGCAAGGACATACCTACGGTTCATGAAGAAATCTCCACACCGTTGGGAAATAAAAAAACAAAGCACATGATCTCACCATAAACTTTCTCAAAGTCGAAGTCACAGATATAGCATTTATATCCTGATTCAATAAGGCAACGTTCTCTTGCGGCACGGTTTCGTTGTCTTCGGAGCACCTTTGCCTCAGTTACACGACCTTCAACCTGTTGTTTCTCCGCTTCTTCCTCTGCCTCATCAATTGAAGCAACAAACAGGGTATTTTCTGCCGTTTATACTGCTTTATGAATGAGCAGAGCATGTAGAAAAAGAACCGAGGCAAAAACTTGATTTCCAAGTTATTGCCTCGTATTTCACTAATTATCAGCATTCAAACTTTATTCCTCGATTGCCGCCTGCGCCGCCGCTAAAATAAGGTACTTTTCAATGAGTTATATAATAGTTCTAAACAATATTGGTTTATTTAATTTTTTCGTATATGCCTATGTATAGTATTGTTTTCGTCCATTTATCAAAGAACTTATCGTCCTCTATCTTGATATATCGCCCATTTAAGGCGAATAGATAAGCTACAATCAACGCAAAGACGAAAAACAATACTTTTATCATCCAAGAGATAAAAATTATTTAGAACGTCTTATTTACGTTTCTTCATTCGATAAAAAGATATACCTCCATCCTTTCGGATTGTTGTTACCTTTGCCCGTATGAGAAAAAGCGTTTACATAGAAGTTTTCAATCTCTTTGCAGCAGAACTCAAAGAAACAGAAGAGAATGAAGAAATGGACATGATATTGAGCACCATGTCGCACCTTGTTGCTTGGAAGCGTGACAAGTCCATGAATATCCTTGTACCCGACCACTATTTCCTAAAAGTGCTGCTGCCTGAATTTGAAAAACGGTTAGATGCCAAGCTCAAGACGGATGAATGAAAGTTCGTTCTTCAAACGTTCATATTCCTCTTCCGGCATTTTCCCTTTGAAAAACTCCTCCCTATTCTCCCAATAGTGGATACAATCGTTTTTTGCGGCTTCTTTGCAAAATCCTTTCTTTCTCCACATCATGTATTCCGAATAGAGTACCTCGCAATGCTTGTACACAAGACGCAACTCTAAAATAGAATAATTGTCAGGGTCGTATTGCATAAGCAAATCCTTACCTTTCTTTCGAAATATAAACTCATCCAATCTGTCCATTGCTTTACATCCGGCTATTATTTTATAATCCACGTGATTTGAGTGCTTTAAAACGGATTATTTTACTCAAAGTGCTCTTTAGGTTCTTCCCTAATTATTTCAGGATGATTGAGCATATATTCTAATAATCCAATCCTGAAAGATGTAGTTGGATGGGTACTTTCATCTAAGCTGTATGAATATTGCGGCATAGCATTCTCCATTATCCTTAATGCTTCAATATATTTTTCTCCGCCATATCCTATATATTCAAGAAATTTACATGCAATTATATCAGCCTCGATTTCCTGTTTCCGAGAATATTTGTACCAAAATTTCCGGGACTTCAATGCAGCCGCATCAAACATATCAGAAATATTTTGATTTATAACATCCCAATCAGACTCCACCCCATTAGTGGCAGAATACATTGCAACTCCGGCTTGTACAGCAGCACTAACACCTGCAATTATATTGTTTGTCTTTTCTTCTTTAATGGATTCGTATTTATGTATTTTTGCATGTTGTAAAAGACAGTGCGCAAATTCATGCGCACATATGCCGAGAATTTGAGGGTATTTCATTCCGTCTACAAACAAACCCGTAAAAAGATAAATTCTCATATCAGGTGTTGCACAAGCATTTATATCAGGGGTATCCACAATATATAGTTTTGTATTGCCATGTACTTTCAATGCCCCTAAATCCTCTAATAGTCCAATAAGAAGAGAGTCAGAATTATTTGCTTCTATATTAAAAGAATTGTAATAGTCTGCCGAGATGTAAAGACTTTCGTTGACTTTGTCATTAGCTTTTATCGCTGACGATTTTTTCTTGTCAAAAGCCTTATAAAATTTATACAACCTCTCATTCTTCTTCCATACAACATTCCAAAAGCCATCAGGAGATGTTGCTTTCATGGCTGTTGTATCTATGCCTAATTCTTGAATAAGTTTTTTATACTCTCGTTCATTATTACCTGCGTATAAAAAAGAGCAAGCAAATATACAATTCAACAATATAAACAAAAACTTTTTCATACTATTAGAAAAGTTCATTGTACCATTTTTGCAAATTCCCCTTCATCAATTCATGGTATTTATAAATCAGAAGGACTAATTTAAATTCAGCACGTTCAGATTTATATTCATTAACAGTAAAATAACCATAAAAATTTCCTTTCTTATCAACAATCACAGGAGGATTACTTGCATACTCATTCCATGGAGAATAAGATCCATATTCACTTCCATAAGTTCCATATTCATTCCAAATGGATTTAGGATTATACTCATTCCCGTAACTCCCATATTCGTTCCAAATGGAATTTGAATCATAAGGGCTACTGGTCAGACACCCCAAATAAATATTGTGGTCATCTCCGCCATATATATACAAATGCTGTGCACTTACATGGATTGACATAAAAAACAACGTTATTGTCACAAATAAAAATCGCATCCACTTTCTATTAGACATATACCGTTTCACTTTTATTTTATCTCCTTTCCATTTACCAAAAACATAGAATGACATATTATATAGTAAAATCTTTCTTAGCTATCAATCTTTTGTATAAATTATTTTTTTCATCATCATATATTGGTGTCTGCCCTAACACTAAATACTTATAACTCGTACTTGTCAGCATACAAAAATCTATGACAAAACTGTGAGTTAATTCTTTCTCTCCATCCGTTATTTCATTAAATTCTATTGAGAGATTACTATTGTCATACCTCATTTTAATATCTTCTGACAAATCTAAAATTCTCTTATAAATTCGATCAATTATTTCTTTGTCCTCTATCCAAATTTCCATGTCTTACTCATTTAAAGTTTCAATATTGTTATTAATTTTATAACTTCTACTTTCTTTCCATCAAAACACTTATCAATCTCTCTTTCTCTGCAAGTAGTTCCTCCAGATGTTTCACCCGTTCTTGAAGAATGGCATCTGTACCTACAGATACATTGCCCATCATTGAAGCTGGGCTAAAATCTCCGTTCGTCTCAACTGTATTATTTGCGTGCTCAAAGAGCTGTTCATCAAAGAAAATACGGATGTCAATTTTTAATAGCAACGCTATTTTTTCTAAGTCAGCCGCCTGAATTTTGTTATTATTCACGCACCTATGCAAGTTTGCTTCACTCATACCTATGTCGGATGCTAATTTTCTCATGCCTCCAACTCTTTTTTCGCTCAAATTTCTAATAATAGATAAGTTCATAATATACAGCGAGTTATAAAGTTAAGACTATAAAATAATACAGACTATGTAATTTTTATGGCTTAATTATTTGTCAGTGTCTATATTTTTGTATAGTTTTGCACTATAAAGTTAAACAATAACCCATAAAAAACAAAGAACCAGAGCAAAATAAGATAAAATGATGGACGAAAATATGTTTAATAAAATAAGAGAGATGGAACGTGACTTGGCATTTTATGAACACGCAGTAAGCGCGTTGTCTTCATCGTTGAATAAAGGTTCGATGCAAACTCTTGTAATGAACGGAAGTTGTCGTGCCGTGCAAATTGTGAAAGACCTCAATGACCAGATTAGAAAAGTTGTAGGACGCAAATAAACATTCCCATTATGAATAGTTCAATAGTAAGCATATTCGTAGGCGAATGGGGCTGCCTCTCGATAGACACGAGAAAAGTGCAAGCGGTCAAAATAGAAGACATGCGCGAAAGAGGACGTCTCATTTACCGGCCGCTCACACGGGATGAAAAGCTGGAGGTCATCAGCCTGTCGCTCCGCTACTGTTCAAGAGGAATATTATACTGGGCTTTCAAGTCCCTTATCCTCTGGTGGACGAAAGACTTATACCCCCAGCAAGGAGGTCCGGAGAAACCCTCTTCATATTTCACGAGGATGTTCCCGTTCTTCAAACGCAGGCGACACTGATGCAGTCCTCCGCAATCGGGACACTGCATGGAGTTAGCCTCATGTTCCAAGGCTTGCAGATGTTCTTTTAAATCATTCATACTTCTTAATTTTTTGATTTGGCACCACAAAATTAAGAAAATCCCGTGAAGATACGCCTTCCGCCAGCCCGGTTGAACTTACCGGGGCGGGAACAAAGACAATAACAATTAAAAACAATTTAATATGGCAGAAAATCAAGTAAAAGTACGTCCAACTTTAACGGATTTGGAAGTAGGTAAAGCGGTTACTTTCCCCATTGAAAAGACTAAGAGCGTCCGTGCTCAGGCTTCCGATCTCGGACTTATCCTGAATCGTAAGTACCAGACAGAAACGGACCGAGAAAAGCGTATCATAACAGTAATCAGAATATCGTAATTTGTAATCATCATGAACAAATTTGTAAATATTTCACAACTGATACTATCCTGCATCATGCTTTTTGCGGTGGTTGTCAGCATTGTGGCACATATCATACTTGGAAACATCGCATCGTTCATTGGCTATCTTGTATCAGCTGTATTCATCTTTCTCACATGGAAACTGGTACGTATATCATGGATGGAGTTTCAAAATGAAAACAAATAACCTCTTAACTTACAATATCATGTCTATCAATTTCAAAAAATTAAATTCTCAAATCAAGCCTCTTAAACTGGAAGCAAGACACGTGGGCTACATCTTTATTGCTACAGACAAGCAAAAGAGAGAAAGCCTGGTTGACTCTATTGCCAAGCCCGGTTCTAAACGTTCCCTTATAAAAGTGCTTGCATATTTTATTAAAACCGATGAAAATTATCGTGCAGAGTATTCACTTTAATCCGTAATCCTATGCTCACTATTGATTTTCCCGATAAATCCGTCACTTATGACACTTTCGTCCGTGATGTAGCGTCCTCTGTAGTCCGTATGCTTGCCGATACACACAATGACCCCGAAATGGTCAGCCAGCGAAAAGCATACGCTATGTTTGGGCGTGGCAATGTGGATAGATGGCGCAAGCAGGGTAAAATTGAGCCATGCAAACGTCCCGGAAAGGTAGAATATCGGACAGCGGAGTTGAGAGCCTTGCAGAAAACCCGACAGGATTATTTCAAATAACGAGATAAGGGAGGATAGCTCAGTGGATAGAGCGGCGGTACGTACCCAAATGGCCAAGATGCAGCAGGACACAGGTTCAAATCCTGTTCCTCCCACTATTTTTTTCACTATTAAAAATCAAAGTAGATGAAAGCAATTCAGCTAAAATCAATCACGCTTCGCAACTGGCGTGGAGAAAAAGAAAGGACAACACAGTTCCATACAGATGGCACTGTTACACGTATCTGTGGTCGTAACGGCCTCGGCAAGTCCAGGCACATGGATGCGTTCTGTTGGCTGCTTTTCGGCAAGGACAGCAAAGACCGTAAAGACTTCAACTTGCGCACCACAGACGAAAAGGGCAATCCTCTACAGCATTGTGAATGCTCCGTAGAGGGAACATTAGTCGTTGATGGAACGGAAATCACCATCAAACGAGAGTATAAGGAGCAATGGGTCAAACCTCGTGGACAAGTAGAGGAAGTGTTCAAGGGGAATGTTACCGAATGCACATGGGACGGCATCCCTGTTCGTGTCAATGAGTATAAGGAACGTATAAATGCCGAAATCATTGATGAGAACCTTTTCAAGATGCTAACCAATACCGAGTATTTCCTATCGTTAAAACAAGATGTTCAACGTGAAGTGTTAATGTCCATTGCAGGAGCCAAAACAGACAACGAATTGGCGCAGGGAAATGCAGAATTTACCGCTCTCGTAGATGTGTTGAGTGGCAAATCATTGGCAGATTATCGTCGGCAGATTGCCGCAGAGAAAAAACGTCTAAAAATGCAAGCGGATGAAATCAAGCCACGTATCGACCAAACGGACAAGATGAAACCGGAAGCCGAGGATTGGGGCTCATTGGAAGAAATGCTCACCGACAAAAAGAAAGAGCTGGAAGAAGTAAACGAACTTCTGCATTCGGAAGATGCCCGCAAGCAATCTGCCATCGATAAAAAAGCTGCGCTGAACCGTGAAAAACGGCAAATCGAACAGCAACAGAAGGATATTCTTGCCGCAGAAAGGAGAAGTCGTCAGGAGGAAGCCGATAAGCAGAACGAAACACGTAATGAAATCGAGAAAGAGTTGAAGAATATTCATTCCGAACGATCGGATTGCAATATAGACATTACCCGTGCAAAAGAACGCATCAAGTATTTGAACGAAGAAATAACTAGAACAACAAGCAGACTTGAAGAATTACGTTCCGAATGGGCATCCATTCGTGCCACACAGTACACCGGTGATAATATCTGTCCTCATTGCGGTCAACCTTTACCCGACAATATGATACAAGACGCTCTCCAAAAGTTTGAAGAATATAAACAAAACAGGCTCAAAGAGAATCAATCACGTGGAAAATCCCTGTCGACACAAGTCGAATCATACCGAGAGGAATTAAACAGGCGTAATGAAGAACTTGTAGAGCATTCCAAAAAGATTACTGCCATTGACGAATGTATTGCAGGGCTGTATGATCGTCTGAAATCCACCCCGAAAGCAGCACCGTCCGCCATCAATGAAAACGAGCTGCCTGCGTATGCAGCAAACCTGAAACGTTTGGATGAGATAGAAAAAGAAATAGCAAATATCACATATACTCAGACAGATACCGAACTGTCCGAACGTGCCGAGTTGGTGAAATCTGCTATCAAGAACTTGGAAATCCAACTAAACAACCGTACCATTATCGCCAACTATGATAAAGAAATAGAACGTCTTGAAAAGGAAGGTCATGAACTCGCACAGAAGATAGCCGACATAGAGAAACGTGAATATATAGCTGCCAAGTTTGCCAGAGCTCGCATTGATGATTGTGAGAGCCGTTTGAACTCGCTGTTTGGCATGGTACACTGGAAACTTTTCGATACCACTCTTGACGGAAACGAATACGAAGTATGTATTCCTATAATTGACGGTGTGTCCTATGGTACGTGCAATACAGCAAAGCAAGTGAACGCAGGTATTGACATCACCAACACATTGGCAAAACATTACGAAGTCTATGCTCCAATGTTCATTGACCGTGCCGAAAGCGTGAATACATTCATTGCTTCCAACGCACAAATGATATTCTTGCAGGTTACAACAGACAGTCAGCTAACAGTCAAATAAATAGTTAAATCTTTAATTATTAGAATTATGAACGAAAGACAAATCGCACCGGTTACACATCAAAGTAACGTTCCTGCCGGCATCAACTTCTTTGACCCGACAACCATTGAAACGCTCAACCGTTTCTCCACCATGTTTGCCAATTCCAGTCTTGTACCCGAAAGTTACCGCATTGGCGGTGTCGTTGGCGGTAAGACCGGCGAGGGACCTAAAAAAACGGTTTCCGAAGCCGAAGCAGTTGCCAACTGCGTAATCGCATTCGATGTGGCCACACGCATTGGAGCATCCCCTCTTATGGTAATGCAGAACTTGTACATTGTATATGGTCGCCCATCTTGGTCGTCCAAGTTCCTAATCGCCACTATCAATACTTGTGGACGCTTTGAACCACTGAAGTTTGAATTGACATCAAATGGAGTTTGCAATAACGGTGTGGCAAATGTCAAATGTGTGGCATGGACTACTCCTAAAGGTGTTACGCATGATGAGGACGGAAAACCGATTACATCAAAATCGCCACTTGCCTTACGTGGTACAGCCGTTACCATACAAATGGCGATTGATGAGGGTTGGTATAGCAAAAACGGCAGCAAGTGGCGTACTATGCCCGAACAAATGTTACGTTACCGTGCCGCCTCGTTCTGGTGCTCTACATACTCACCGGAACTGTCAATGGGTATGCGTACCGTTGAAGAAAATGTAGAGGACGCCGATTATGTCGATGTTACAGAACAGGTTGCGAAAGAAATTTCCACGCAAGCCAACAAAGGCACTATCAGTTTTGATGATGCAGCAGCTCCGGTTTCCAATGAAGTTCCGGCAGGTGTTGACCCTGAAACAGGAGAAATTAAAGAGACCCAAGGTGAAACAAGTACCGAAAACCAAGCCTCAACCGTGGATGATGGGCCGGGCTATTAATCCTATTTGAAATGAAACTTCATGTGTTAGGTTCTTCATCATCAGGCAACTGTTACCTCTTCCAGTCTGAAAAGACTGGTGAGGTACTTGCAGTGGAAGCCGGAGTTAAGTTCAACAAAGTAAAAAAGGCTCTTGACTTCAATCTAAACAGCATTGTTGGTTGTATCGTCAGCCATGAGCATGGCGACCATGCCAAATGTGTGGGCGATTTTATAAACGCCTGCATACCTTGCTATATGAGTCAAGGCACAAAACATGCGCTTGGTTTCTCTTCCAGCTATTGGGCAAAAGGGCTGTTACCATTCGAACAAGTTGTGATAAATGGATTTAGAGTGATACCGTTCCCTATACAACATGATGCTGCGGAACCTTACGGATACCTCATCCGTCATGAAGAGTGCGGAACAGTGCTGTTTGCCACAGATACCTATTTCCTAAAATACAAATTTCCCGGTCTTAACAATGTGATGTTGGAGTGCAATTATAGCAAGGAAATTCTTGATGCGAATTTCACTGCTGGGCACATTGACAAGAAACGCTACGAACGTACCATTAAGTCGCACATGTCCTATGATAACTGTCTCCTCACATTGCAAGCCAATGACCTTTCACAAGTTTGTAAAATCGTACTCCTGCATCTTTCAGACAACAATAGTAACGTCTCGAAGTTTGTCGATGGAATCGGAAGCCTATATCCGGAGATAGAAGTAACAGCCGCCACACCCGGTCTTTCATTAACATTAAATAGTCACCCATATTAAAAATACAATTATGAAAAAAGCAGATATAGCCGATTACCTTATAAGCAATACAAGCATCAGCCGTTCACAGGCTATCAAAGCTGTCGACTGTGCTTTTGATGCTATTGAGAAAGCACTTTGTAAAGGTGAAAATGTCTATATACGTGGTTTTGGCACTATCAAGACTTATATCACAAAAGAAAGGAAAGCCCGTAATATCTACAAGAGAACAACGGTAGTCATTCCGGCTAAACGAACAGTAAAACTTGTAGTCAGTAAACAACTCAAAGAAAAAATGAACTCATGATGCATACGTGGTTTGAATGTAAAATCCGTTATGAAAAGACAATGGATAACGGAATGAACAAGAAAGTAACGGAACCCTATCTGGTTGACGCGCTCAGCTTCACGGAAGCGGAAGCACGCATCATTGAAGAAATGACACCCTTTATTTCCGGTGAGTTTACAGTTTCCGACATTAAACGCGCCAACTACAGCGAACTCTTTCCCTGTGAGGAAGACAGTGCCGACCGCTGGTTCAAATGCAAGCTGGTTTTCATCACATTGGACGAGAAAAGCGGTGCTGAGAAAAAAACGTCTACCCAGGTATTGGTGCAGGCAGCCGACTTGCGTGATGCGGTAAAGAAGCTGGATGAGGGTATGAAAGGCACAATGGCCGACTACCAAATTGCATCGGTAGCGGAAACTGCCATTATGGATGTTTATCCATATGCCGCGGATGAGTCCATTACGGATACCATCAGTGAAAATGCCAATTCGCCTGTTGTACGAAATTTCATACAATCTCTCCCCGAAGGTTGCAGGACAACGATAACCGTTGGTGGGAAAAAAGTTGTAGTAGACAAGACCGGAAAAGACACCATTGTTACACCCGAAAAGCAAAGCGACAATGACACTTGAGGAAATGCTTCAAATGGAAAGGAAACGAAAAAAGAAGCAAAAATATGACGATGAGGAACATCGCATACAATGCTCTTGCGTAAAGTGGTTCAATTTGAAGTATCCGAAATTGAAAGGCCGGTTGTTTGCTGTGCCGAACGGAGGAAGACGTGATACTGTTACAGGTGGCAAATTGAAAGCTGAGGGCGTAACAGCCGGTGTATCCGATTTGATTCTGTTGAAAAGCAATCGTGATTATGGTGCGCTGCTCATTGAAATGAAAAAGAAAGGCGGCTATCAATCTCCATCACAAAAAGAATGGCAAAAGATAATATGTGAAAACGGAGAATACAAATATGTTCTGTGCTTTTCGCTGGATGATTTCATTCGTGAAGTGGATGATTATTTGAGAAATGAATTTTAAAACAATGTCTAATATGGCAAACATCAAAACAGGTCTTAATTATTATACTGTCGATACCGATAGATACCAAGACCGTCGGATAAAGCGGCTGAAAAAAGATTTTAAATGCCGGGGCATTGCTGTGTACGACTATATTCTGTGTGAGATTTACCGAGTACAAGGCTGTTTCCTTGTGTGGGATGCAAATACTGCCTTTGACGTAGCTGAGTACTTCGGGCTGGAAGAGAACACGGTGCAGGAAGTTGTGAAATACTGCGGTTCGGTGGGGCTTTTCGATAAAGAACTACTATCACGTGGGATTATCACATCGGCATCAATCCAGCGACGATATACGGAAATGTGTACCCGCGCCAAAAGAAAGTCTGTATCTATACCTGAATCTTATAGACTCATTCAGGAAGAAAGAGCCCCCGATCTGATTCCGACTTCCAAAGGTGCTTGCCAAAAATCAGACAATCCGCCTCCAAGTGAAATCTATTCCCTTACACTTGATGAAGAAATTGCTGAACTGGAAAAAGATGAGTGTTGGCTTGACCAACTACAAGTACTTCATCACATGGATATATCATTATTGCGCAGCAGTCTTGACGATTTCCGGGTACAATGCCTGGCAGACGGGAAAGACCGGCATTCTTCCTTGCAGGATGCAAAACAGCACTTCAACGCATGGTTGAGAATTGTAAACGACAAAAATAAAAGAAAAGATGATAAAGTTAGACCCGACAGCCGAAATCAACGCAGAGGCAATCTTCTCAAATCTGATGAAGAGAAAACATATGGTAACTCGTTTTAGATTGCCATATACAGCCAAGCAAGTTTACGCTATGCTATATGAAGCGTGCCGGGTGGAAGTTGCCCATAGGCATAGGGAATTTAATGCCACCGAACAATACAAAAAGCACCTTTGGGACATTTCCAATTGGATTACATCGGAAGCCTCCACTTTCGGATTGTTTCTATGCGGCGGTGCCGGCAATGGAAAAACTACCATTCTACGTGCGTTGCAAAACCTTATAAACTACTTGCGCTCAGATGAGGGATATAGCAGTAATGTGGATACATATCCAGTACGCGGATACATGATAGTACCGGCAAAGGAACTCGTTTTGTTGGCAAAAGCATACAACAACCCTACACGTGACAATATATCTGATGTGGCACGGTACAAAAGGTTGCGTAAAATTGAAATACTCGCAATAGACGACCTCGGCTCAGAACCGAAAGAGAGCATTCATTATGGCGATTACGTAACAGCAGCAATGGATATACTGTCTTTCCGGTATGAAGAGCAATTCTGCACGCTAGTTTCATCCAATCTTACGGCAAAAGGGATTTCAGAATATTACGACGAACGAATTGCAGACCGTTTCCGTGAAATGATGCTAATCATCAATTTCGGTAATGAGCAGTCATTCAGAAAACAGTAAACTAATTAAAAACATTATGACAATGAATACAGATTATAGTTATTGTTCGGGCGTTACCTGCTCAATCCGCAAGAGTTGCAAACGCTATTTGCCCGATCCGCCCGATACACGTTTGCAATGGGTATGGCCGGCATACAATCCGGAAACAGGCAAATGCAAGTACTATGAACCAACTAAAGTAGCAAAAACAAAAAATCCGTAATCATGGAAAAGAACAAGTTTACCCATGGTAGTTTGTTCAGCGGCATCGGTGGTCCGGAAATAGCTGCCGAGATAATGGGCTGGAAAAATATGTTCCATTGTGAAATAAACCCGTTCGGGAGAAAAATACTTGATTATTGGTTCCCAAACAGCAAAAGTTATGAAGACATCACGAAAACAGATTTTACAGAGTGGCGGGAAAAAATCAATGTCCTCACCGGAGGTTTTCCCTGTCAGCCCTTCTCCGTTGCCGGACAGCGAAAGGGAGCGGAAGATAACCGCTATCTCTGGCCGGAAATGCTACGAGCGATACGGGAGATTCAGCCCGATTGGGTTGTTGGTGAAAACGTTGCTGGAATCCTCACGATGGTACAGCCCGGCAGTGAAACTGCGTTGGGACGTGAAGAATCTCTGTTCGGAGAGGTTGACCGAGAAAGAACATTGCATCGGCAGGAATATGTCGTCGAAACAGTGTGTAACGACCTTGAACGTGAAGGATATTCCGTCCAACCGGTTGTTATTCCGGCTTGTGCCGTCGGAGCGCCGCACAGGAGAGACAGGGTGTGGTTCATCGCAAAACGAGCTGCTACCGACAGTACAGACGCAGGGACTGAAACGGTGCAACGAGAACGGAAAGACGGAGTTTTATCCAGTGAAACTATTGCCGACACCATATTGCGGGGATGCGAGCGGAGGAGCAAGGAAATTGGCAGAGGACAGAAAGACGTGTGTGCAGGGCAAAGGATATTCAGCACGTCTGAACGACTTGATGAAAGCGGGGGTACTTCCGACTCCAGCAGCGAGGGATTATCAACCCTCCGTTTCCCCACAAGCATTGAAAAGAAAAAATGGGAAAATGAGGACGGATGCTCTGTGCAACCTGCCGGAAATGTTAGGAGAGCATCATTCGCAGAACGGTGGAAAAACTTCCCAACTCAATCCCCTGTTTGTAGCCGAGATGATGGGATTTCCACCAGATTGGACGGTATTGCCTTTTCAAAGTGGCGGCAGGAATCGATAAAGGCATACGGCAATGCGATTGTCCCACAAGTAATGTATGAGATATTCCAAGCTATTCAAGAAACTTATAATCAATAATAACCATGGACAATTCAATTTATAAAAAATGCACAGAGTGCGGGCAAACAAAGCATATTTCAGAGTTCAGTAAATCATATCCTAACAGGTGTAAAACTTGTGTAGCAGAACACACGAGACAAATGAGAGTTGCTGAAAAACTTAAAGCTAAAGTAAAGGCTACCGGCGAGGTCATAGATGTTGAACCTTCAGGTACTATGCTGGTTTCATGCGGTTCATTCATAACAAAAGACGGTAGAAAAATACCCGGAACAGCACTTGAATTTGAAAAAGCCATAGACTGGGAACAACGTAGATATGAATTGGCAAAATCCGCTATGCAAGGGCGATTAAGTAATCAGTATGGAGATGTACTGGTTGGAGAGAGAGATTTTGAGGAGGTTGCTGTAAGTTCTGTGGAATTTGCCGATGCTCTTATTGCAGAATTGAAGAAAGGAGGTAAAGGATGAGAATGATAAAATTCAGAGGGAAACGCTCAAAAAACGATGAATGGGTGTATGGAGGATTAGTTTACCGATTGCCAAAACACCCCGAAATCATCACCAATGAATATATAACGCATCAGAACGGAGAATGTGAAGATAATTTTGCATTCTATCAAGATAGAAAGGAACCAATATGAAAAGTCAATTTATTCAAGACGTAGAGGCATTTGCTAAAGAAATGGCAGTACGCCTACCTAAGACTCACGAAGGTGGAATTATAATAATGGCTACCGATAACAATAACATAGCGAAGTGTATTATAGCCAAACCCTCGCATCAAAAAAAATTAGTTGAGCACATGCTAACTGATGAAAAAATACAAAGCGATGTTTTGGAAATTATATCAGAATACGATAGTGAATAACCCTCAAAACGGAACAGAAAGGAATAAAATGGAAAATGAAGAATATTTCTGTATTGATTGCGCAAAACAACTAGAATGTTGGGGATCTGACATTAAATTAGATGACCCTGATTTATGTATCCCTATAAACTGCATAGATTATCAAGATATGGATGAGCTTTTTAATTCATAACCGGAACAGTAATGAGCAAATCCATAAAAAAGAAAAGACCCTCTGGAGGGTCAAAAAGAATAATTCTTTTGTTTGAGATGGCTGTCTCCCATCTCTTACCATTGCGCCTTGATGACGACGAGTTCTATAGTTACTCCACCATTTCTTTACATGGTTCCAGATTTCACTATACAAAGTTCCAAGCATTGGCTTTAGAACATACTCGATTACGAATGGAAGAATGTAAATCAACCATTCAGGGCTTATATCTAATATCATAATTGTAAGTTATTTAATTAAAAATTAGCCCGTCACGCATAGGTGGCGCAAATATAGTAATAAAAATGATAATAGCATGGTTTTCTTGCGGTGTAACATCCGCAGTAGCTTGTAAGATAGCACTAAGTCTGTATGATGATGTGCAGATTTACTATATCGAAACAGGTTCCGGGCATCCTGATAACACCCGGTTCCTATCTGATTGTGAAAGATGGTATAATCGCCCGATACATACTATCAGAAGCGATAAGTATCTCAACGTAGAGGATGTGTTGGCTAAGAAAAGATTTATTAATGGTCCTACTGGCGCAGCTTGTACATTTGAACTAAAGAAACAAGTCCGTTACAAGCTGGAAAAAGAGTTGGGAAATTGGGACGGTCAAGTCTGGGGATTTGATTTTGACCCGAAAGAGATTAACCGTGCCATTCGCCTAAAGCAACAATATCCGGATACAAAGCCGTTATTCCCGCTTATTGAAAGACAGATAACCAAAAAGGATGCAATGGGTATGCTATGGAAAGCTGGCATTGAAATCCCTGCCATGTACAAGATGGGTTACAATAACAACAACTGCATCGGTTGTGTGAAAGGTGGTATGGGCTATTGGAATAAGATACGGAAAGACTTCCCGGAGGTATTCAACCGAATGGCAGTAATTGAACGAGAAGTGGGTGCAACGTGTCTGAAAGACAAATCGGGAAAAATATTTCTTGATGAGCTTTCTCCTAACCGTGGAGAAATACCAGAAGAAATCATGCCTGATTGTTCTCTTATTTGCCAAATAGAATTCCAAGGAATAATAGACAGGCAGGTAGAGCGAGTTTTGAAAGGAGAAATTCACATTAATGACGTAACATGAAGAAAAGAATAGAAAAAAAGATGCAGAAACACCCGCACAGATACAAATTGCATCAATATTTGAAGTGTGCCCGCCAATGGTGTTTTGCTCTGGCATATAAGGGTAAACTATACATGTTGTTAGACGATGGTAAAATTGTAAAGGAGAACAGTTGGTTATGAAGCGTTTAATTGATGCCATTATAAAGAAATGGTTCTGTTGCCACGAGTGGAAATACTTATTTGAGAGGAGAGTTGAAGTTGTTGATGATTGGGGCGATAGCAGTTGGTACACCGTCCGTCACTATTTCTGCAAGAAGTGTGGTAAATATAAGAAAATTAAAAGTCATTGATTATGAAACAGACAGTAGAAGAAGCAGCAAGGAAAGCAATTCATAAGCATTATAATTGTAATGGAACCTATCCATGTTCAGAACGTGAATATTGCGAACATTGTAACGGTCATAATACAGCATTCGATTGTTGCGAATGTGGTGCAGATGAATTTAAAGAAGGATTTATTGCCGGTGCGAACTGGCGAATCAACAGCGTGTGGCATGATGCAAGCGAAAGGCCAGACAAAGGGAAGATGCTCATTGTGGAGGATATTGACAGTGCTTATGATTTGGTCTATTTAACCAAAAGCAAGCCATGGGAAGAACTTTCGGAAAAGAATCATTATATGCGCTGGGCATACATCGAAGATTTACTACCTAATATGGAGGATTAATTTATGAAACCTATATTAAATACTGAAGACATTAGGAAGCTAAAGATAGATGAGAAGCTGATTGAATGTTCTTGCGGCAAAGTGAATTATTATAGATTCCTATGTTTCCACCCACGAAACACGAATTATGTAATTCTATTGAATCATTGCGAAGAACCTGAAAGGTTTTTTGTTCAAAACCTTATAGACCGGTTCTATACAAATTATACAAGTCGTGATATAATCACTTATCGTAGAGATTACGCCATTAAGAAACTCAAAGAGTTTGAACAAGCGTTGTCTGAATTAGGAGATAAAGATGAGTTATGAGATATGCACTTAGAAATCAAGATAAAATTGCTGCTGCATATAGTTCCGAATACTTGAAAGAGCATATAATCGGAAGCCTTGACAGTTATTTCAATGTACCAAGAAGTCAAGAAGAGGTTGAGGATTTTATTTATAGCTCGTGTGTTTGTTATAGCACAAATCAGGGTAACTACCCAATCATGCAAATTAATGACATTGCAGATGATAACGCCATGTTGGAATTTGCATGGATAGGAACTCAATGTGATGTGATTAAACTTGCCTTTTTAGGCAGAATGAAAGGATAAACCAATGAAAAATGTAACGAAACTCGCCAAGAAATCAGCCGGACTTAGTCAGAGATGTTTAATTTGTCCACTTATGCAAAGATGCACTTTAGAAATCCATAGAGCCTGTTTTGACAGCTTTGTAGAGGGTTTCAAGAAAGGGGCCAGAGCTGCAGAAAAAGAAAAAAACAAGAAATTCAAAACAAATTAGGAAAGATATGAAAAAAAGATTAGCAAAAAAGATTCTTTATGTCACTTCCGTATTTGGAAATTGGGATAGTAATTATCAACCGTATTCAATTCCACAACAGCAGAAAGCATTGAAAGTTTTGAAAATTCCAATGGATATCAGAGATACGATTTTAGAATACGGAGTATTTGGCAAAATCCCTGTTGAATACAGAAAGTATAATCCGGTGGAGATTTTGCAAATTATGCTTAGTAAAAACATGAATCCCAGATCTGTAAAAGAGTTCCGCAGGTGTATGAAGCAGATTCTAAACAAATAATTCAAATCAAGAAAGAAAGGAGCTAATATGGGATTAAGTATTTATGCCTTAAAATTGGGCGATAAAATATCAAGAGAGGAATATGATAATACCGGGAATGGGTGGTATGTTTATCAAGCGCACGGAATGGAACCGATAAATCATATACCTACGGTTGAGGAAGGCTGCTATAAAGCTGATGTTTTATATTCCGACTGTGATATTTTTTATTCAAAATATTCTACTTTCAGAGATATAATATCACATGTGGTTTTGAAACATGATGTAAAGTACGTTTGGAATAACGTAAACAACTTCATAGGTAAGCCATTCATTGAATTTTTGCAAACATCTGATTGTGAAGGTGCGATAGATTATACGGTAGCAGAAAAGATACTGCATGATTTTGAGAAATACGAGTCTGTTATAAAGCCAGAATTAAATGAATATCTGTGTCGTTTTTTCGATCATTATGTTTGTGTCCTGAAAAAGACTGTAGAGAATAAAGGAATAGTGTATTACTCATAACGGAACAAATATGAATAAAAAAGAAGTTATACGAACCGCCAAAGCCTTTAAGAAGATTCTGAAAAAAGGTATTCCTCAAACAGTATGGAAATCCAGCTATTGGGATATTCATGGAAAAAGATACACCACCTATGAAATAGCTGCACGCTTTTTACGGATGAAAGGCTATAACGTGCGAATTGAGATAGGTGATAATACAGAGAATCCCTCTTATTGTTTCGGATACATACGGTTCTATAGGTATGTGGCAATCAGTTTTAACTAATAACAAAAATAAGAGCAATGGAATTTAAATCGCAAATATGTACTACCCATGAGCAGTCAAAAAGATTGCTCGCTTTGGGACTAAAGCCGGGAACGGCAGATATGGTGTATCATTACACAAAGAGTAAAGTACCTGCATTGGAATGGGAGTTGCAAACTAAGCCGCCAACATCAAGAGGGAAGTTTTGGACGCCGGAAAGAATAGCAAAGTTAGCATCGCCTTTTCATAAGCATCCAGATGGAACACCGATGACCGGTGAAGAGGTGTTTGATAGATTGTGGGGCAAGGATGTTCCAGCATGGAGTTTGTCTCGATTATTGGAGATACTTCCCCCACTAATTCCACAGCAAGACAACCATCCTGACTTAGACTTGGAAATCTCAGTTGATAATGTATTTTGGTTTATACGGTACATAGAGCTGGGGTATGACTGCAAACATGAGGTTATGAAAGAAAACATTTTCGATGCAGTCATAAACATGATTGGTTGGCTGATTGCCAACGGACACTTTAATAAAGAATACTACAATTAATAAAATAATAATGAGCATTGCAGAAGATATTATAGACGGTTGGTGCTGCCAACTTTGTAGCATGTACTTTGAAGAAGAACACGGTTACCCTGTTGTTTGCGAAAGCTACTACAACGAACTATCAGAAGAAGAAAAGAAAGATTATCAATTAGCAACCCATAAAGAATTTTAATGTATTTATCATATGGATGCAAAAACATTCTTTACCAAGGTAGTTCTGATGCGCAAAGCACAGAAAGACTATTTCAAGTGTCGCACCCAACAAAACTTGCGGAAATGCAAGGCACTTGAAACGGAAATTGACGGAGAAATTAAACGTGTAAATAGTATTACCGGAGTTTCCTCCGCTTCCAAAGAACCCCGACAGACAAATTTATTCACTGATTAAATCATACAATATGAACTCAACTGTATTAAAAGAAATCATGGCATTCCTTTTCGGGCGCAAATATTATGCCAACATTGTAGCAACAAAAGGAACGACAAAGCAAGAAATCTGTTCTTACATTTTTGCAACAAAAGAGGCCGCCAATCGGCATCGACTGGAAATCGAAACAACTCTGTCATTCCGGTTCGTCGAAACTGTTTCTTTCCGTTCACGCCGGATATATTTCGATTCGTCCGTAAAAAGTTAAACCATAACAACCAGTGAATCATTCTATTTTCGTATTATGATTATCAAAAAACTAAAAACATGGTGGCAGTCACGTAACTACTATGTGATTGCCGATGGTAACGACAATTCAATCACGCTATCCAAACGCTTGTTTCTCCATATCAAAGGTAAGGCGAAAAAGGGCGATGCAGCCCAAGTGTTTGTTTTCAGAATTGCCGGACAAAATTCTTTCGGCTTCACCATCAATCCAAATATCGGACAACCGACTCAACTATGCGATATTCAATATAATGACAAGTATAAGTGCATAGGCTTTGAAAGTCTGTGCCCGTCGGTCGGTCTTATGCTTTATGAGCATGGGTTACCCGGTGATAGTATAGTCAAACTGTCCGTGTCCATACATCGTACAAGTAAAGGTCTCATCTATTATCAAATTGAAAAGCCCAATGGAAAGTATATTAGGAAATACAAGAAAGGCTGACATAGTATTCTATTCTTCGGGAAGAATAGACATTACATCTCATATAGCCAAGCAACTCCATCTCTCGCGAGGTGATGTCTTGGATATTATGAGTGAGAATGGAGAATTATATCTTTATGTCAGATACCGCTCTCCTACTGGCGGCCGGCACGAAGCATGTGTGTTTCCCTCTAACAGACAAGGGAAACATTTCAGAGCCTCATCTAAGAGACTGTGCTCCGCCATACTTGATGTGTCGGGCGTAACAGACAAGGCAAGATTATGCGTTGGAGAGCCTAAGGAAAGCCAATATCATGGCACATTGCTGCCAATCATTACCAAACTCCTTTTGTAAGTAAGATATGATTAAAGAAATAAAATACAACGGGTATTCTGCCAATCCATCGGACTATGAGTGTGCCGATGGGGATTTGGCAACATCAATAGGTGTTATTCCTGAAAACGGTGCACTTAAACCCATATTGCCGCCATCCGAAGTATTGCAGCTTGAAAATGGGGTTTCGGTAATATATATCCACGAAACGGCATCTTACAGACACTACATTGTACAGAGTGGAAACGATATTCATTGGATAGAACGAAACGGTGATTCCCTTACATCAAACAATAAAATTGGCTATTGTTATGACATCAAGAGTATTAATGCTGTTGGTAATACCCTACTCGTTTTTTCAGCAGATGCTATTAACTATTATCTATGGAAATCCAACAATTACATTTCGTTAGGAGACCATATCCCCAATATTGAAATTTCATTTGGGCTTCGAGGAAAACCACGTTTGTATTCAATGAATGACGATAGCAAATCTACATTCAAAATTACATTTGACGGAATTGGTGAACATAATCTATTTGAAACGTGGAGCGAAAGCAATCAAAATAAAATCACATCACAGATTATGGCGAAGGTGAACAAGTTCCTTGCAGACCAAACAGTTAAGAAAGGCAGATTTGCCCTTCCATTTTTTGTACGTTATGCTTTACGCTTATATGATGGCTCATTGGTTGGACATTCGGCCCCTATATTAATGAATCCTTCCACTAAAACGGCTCCAATTGTCTATTGGGAACGTGCAAGTGGTAAGGGAAGTTATACTGAAGCAATATGCGATATAATGCTCGTGGCTGCAAGTCTTGATTACAAGCTTCTTGCTGACGGTAATTATGATTATAATAACTTAAAGCAAAATTGGGGTGATATAGTCAAATCTGTGGACGTGTTTATTTCAAAACCAATATATACTTATGACCAAAATGGATTGTGCAAATCGTTTGCTGATACAGACAATTTTGATACAAAGTTTATTGGCACGCTTGATTTTTCCGATTATGCAGCCTCACGAAAGAATGACTGCATTCTTTTACCTGTAAACCTTGATGGATCATCTATGAATACATCTTCCCCAAGCGGAAAGAATAGCGCTTTTGGGAACAAGTATGTAGAATGGCTATATTCTAAATTATACGCTTTATATTTTTCATCCAATAGAGAGTATCCATCCACAACAATTATGTTACCGGAATATTCTGCCGATAAGAATAAAGAATCTTTAAAAGATGCATCACAATTCTATTTCCTACACTCCATAGAATTGTCAGACCTTACGACATCTGAACGTAAAGACATTATTGTTAATGATGAATATCTGCAGTCACTTGTTTCCCGTGAAGTAATGACGGATGACTATCTTACCCACGATAAACTTTGCGCCGAATTTTCTCACACATACAATGCCCGTTTAAACCTTTCCGGGGTAAAACGGGAATTGTTCGGTGGATTTACGGCTGCATCAATGTTCTCTTATTTGAATAGCGATACTCCATCATGGCAGGGACCTACAAAAGATAATCCCTCAAGGGTACTTTCCGTATCGTTTCCTACTTTCGGATACAGTGTTGTTGAGACTACAGTATATATAAAAGAAGATGGAAATGTATATGGAGTATCTGCGGCCTCACATAATAATTACACCGGATATTTTTTATCTGAGGAAAGATATCCATCGGATGAAGATGCCAGCAATGGGACAAACGGCTTTCTCGAAAAACGCTCTTGGGGATGTTATGCGTTCTATCCCAATATAAATGCTTTCAAAATGATTATCCGGGATTGGAAAGGTGCTTATGAAATAAAATTAATGCCACACCAATTCCTTAATGGTGCATATGCCGTACTTGACTATGAATTAGAACGTGCGCCACAAACTCCAACATATCCATCAACGAGTCATCCGGCAACAATTGAAATGCCGAATAAAATATATACATCAGAGGTGAACAATCCATTCTATTTCCCTATACTTGGTATCAACTCCGTAGGTACGGGAAAAGTTCTCGGCATATCATCGGCTGCAAAGGCTCTTTCTGAAGGTCAGTTCGGGCAATTCCCTCTTTATGCCTTTACTACAGACGGCGTATGGGCTTTGGAAGTATCATCTACCGGAACCTATTCCGCCAAACAGCCCATTACACGTGATGTTGTCATTAATCCCGACAGTATTACGCAGATTGACTCTTCCGTCCTGTTTGCCACAGACAGGGGGATTATGCACATCAGTGGTTCAGCCACGCAATGCTTATCCGACAGCCTCAATGCAGAAGATTTGTTCAGCATTGCAGACTTGCCTAAAGCCAATGCACTGATAGACATCTTCAACGGCAAAGCTGGTGAAAACGAAAAAGCAACGCTTTCCGATATCACCTTGTTACCGTTCAATGACTTCTTACGGGAGTGCCGTATGGTGTATGACTATACCAACCAACATATCATTGTGTATAACCCGACTGTACGCTATGCTTATGTATTTTCGTTGAAGTCAAAGCTTTGGGGGATGATGCTATCAGACATAGTGAACAATGTCAATTCGTATCCGGAAGCATTAGCAATGGCTGATGGAAATAGACTTGTGGATTTTTCCACATCATCCGCTGAAACCATAACGGCATTAGTGGTTACCCGCCCTTTCAAGATGGAGGAACCAGATGTGTTCAAGACAATAGATACCATTATTCAGCGTGGATATTTTAAACCAGGACATGTAGCACAAGTATTGTACGGTTCGAATGATTTGTTTAATTGGCACACTGTATGGAGCAGTACAGATAAATACATGCGTGGTTTCAGAGGGACACCATACAAAGCATTTAGAATTGCACTAATTTGTACACTTGACAGGTTCGAAAGTTTGTTGGGATTTAGTACCCAATTCAATCCCCGTATGCTCAACAGACTACGATAAAATGAAATAATACTATAAGTCAGTTATTTTTAAGGTTATCAGATTGTTTATAAGGAGAAAGAGCCGGTATGCGTGATGCACCCCGGCTTTTTTCATGAGGCAAATTAGTTACGTCAAAAAATAGAATCAACTTATTTGCGGATTTTCAGAAAAAGGCCTACCTTTGTAGACATAAACGGTAAAACAGTATGATTATAACATTCGACAAGGATTATCTGCGTGAGCTTTATGAGACCGGAAAGGGTGACAAGAAGCACCGTTTCCAGCCCGAAATCATAAAACGCTATAAGAAAGGCATAGATTATCTGAAGAGTGCAAACAAGGTAGAAGATTTGTTTTTGGTCTCATCCTTGCATTACGAGGTTTTGAAAGGTGATAAGGCGGGTATCTCCTCTATAAGGGTAAACGACCAATACCGAATCGAATTTACTGTGTCCGAATCTGTTATTACCGTCTGCAATATACTCGAATTGTCAAACCATTACAAATAAATTCGCCATGATTGAAATAAAAGGAATTGACCCCAAGATGATTGCCAACAATCTTGAACCGTTTGAACCCACGCACCCGGGCGAACTGCTCAAAGATGAAATTGAATATCGGGGCGTGTCGCAAAAACAACTCGCGGCGGATATGGGAGTGTCTTACACTGTCTTGAATGACATTGTAAACTGCAAACGTCCTGTGAACACCAAATTCGCCCTTTTGTGCGAAAAGGCTTTGGGCATCCCAGCCTATATGCTTCTACGTCTGCAAACGGACTATGATATGATAACGACGAAACGAGACAAATCATTTTTGGAAAGACTTGCTGGCGTAAGAAAAATCGCAGCGGTGCTCTGACTGGAGTCTGTATGTCTGCCAAAGGCTATAAAAGAGCTGGAATGCATAAGTTGCGGTCCGGCTCTTTTCTGATAGTAACGTCCTAAAACGGCTTCAACTTCCGTCTTATCTTTCTGGTTCGCGACATAAGTGCGGTCTGTATCTTGTTCCGTAGCATTGCAAACTTCTTTTCCCACTTGGCTTCGCTCGCCGGATTAGTAATGCTCATCCAGTCGGCCAGCACTCTGCACACCAAGTATTCGTGTATCAGTTCCTTCAGCATCCGCAAGGTAGTCAACGAAAAGGTTTTGGGTAACGTCAGCCTGATTTCGTAGGTCTCAGGCTGACGTAGTACATCATCTAATGCTTCTTGCCCGTCCAGCATCTCCTCTTTCGTATAAGGGTACAGCATCTCCACGCATTCTGCATGGGCGGTGTTCAGCACTCTTGTCACACGGTCTATATTGCCCTTTTGGGCGATGTCGAACACTTGATGGCGGGCGTGTTCGTTGTCTGTCTTCATGATGTCACCCTCGACAAAAGAACAATTCTCTGCATCGTAAAGCAGTTCTTTCCTTTTAAATACAAGTATTACTGCTTTTGTTTGAGACTGGCTGTTTTGACAATATACCATAGGCTTGAACATTAATCATGAGTCGGTCTTTCCGGACGACTGCGTTTGTATAGCGCATGCTTCACGTTTTCAAGACTCACTTCGGAGTGCTGTATGTACACATTAGCATCTTCCGGACTATTAATGGCGAACCACTCTCCAAGTGCCATGTCTACAAGATATGAATGTATGCCATTCCCCAGTGCGTCTGCCGAAGCGTTGTCATAATTGGACGGAAGCAAAAATTCCAATGAAAGTTTTCCGTTGTTATCTATCTCCTCATTCATCAGGTTATCTCTTGTTGTATTATCCTCATTGAGATATTCTCCAAGCAGACTTTTCAAAGAGGAAAAAGCATTGGCCAACGAACGACGTATCTGATAGCTGTTTTCACTATCATCATCAGCCTGCATATTGGATGCAACTTGATAGCTCTTTCCGGTCGCTTCTCGCGCCTGTCCTGTCAAATACGTCTTATTCTGAATATCATAGACAAGTTCTTTGACCTGCTGTATCACGGTTAATGTATTCTTGTTTTCTGTTATAATATTTTGAATTAATGATTGTTCGTATGTCGGACGTATGGGCTTTATTTTGAAAAATGCCTTACGCATTATATCCTCCATATAAGTAGCGGCTTCCGTTGCATATCCGGCAGCTTCTTCCTTATTGGTAAACGTATACCATTTTGCAGTGATATTCATCACGAAGAATGAAAACAAACTGCGCTGCATACTTTCTTTTAGAACTTTCTTGAATGAATTCGACAGCCCCAACAAAAGTCTGTATTCACTGCCATCCTCTGTTTCGTCAAGAAGTACTTTTTTAAGACTGTTGCATATGGTATTCCTACTCTCGCACCAAAAACGTTCAAGTATGCATTTATCCTCATCCGTTGTAAATATACGGTCGTAGGCAAGCTCATCATTCATTTTCGCACCGGTATACGACGTGGTTTTTGCTACCTCTTCATACACTTTTTCCTTATTGACCGTTAATATAATATCTATCATAATCAGAAATTAAACAAGTTATACGATAAACCTACACTGAAACATGGAGAGAAATGTGGTGTTTCCCTCAATGTTATTCCATATCCTACTTGCAGACTGATACTGAACTTTTTTTTCTTGGGTTTGGGATAATTACCCGTTACGGTCATTATATCACGCCCGGCAAAAAGTATCAGGCTATCAAGTTGTGGATGAAAGCCACTTACATAAGCCCGATATGTGCCTGTTTCGTACATTTTCTGCGTAATGGGGATTTCAACCTCAACGCTGTCTTTGTCCCTATTTGGAGATTTAGTCGTATCTGTTACGCCCGGAATCTGTTTCATACTATCCGGCTTTGCAGTAGGAAGAACCTGCGAGATGTATCTTATGACGATGGTATCTTTGGGTACAGGCTTGTAATAAGGTATGGTATCGAAAACAGTTATTCTTGTGGTATCATTTACCGGTAACTTTTTATCCAATATGCAAAAACGTACATTGAAAAACAGTGATGTGACAAATAATACCACAAACAATATTGCTACAATATCTTTAAGCCACTTTACCATATTTCTGAATATATCTGGTTATTGCCTCTACATGGGTTTTGACAATGGCTTGTTTACCTTCTTCGGAACAGAGATACAAGACATCGTCCTTGTTGTCCTGAAAAAAGTTTTCCGTAAGTACAGCCGGACATTTTGTCTTGCTCAAAATATAGAAGTTTTCTTCCCAGTCAGGATCGTCGTCAGAATTATCCTTGCGTATTCTTTGACTGATAAAGTTTTTTTCAGCTTCTTCATACAAGAAAGTTGCCAGTTTATCAGCCTTTGTCTTGCCTTTCGATGTATAAGCGCTCCATCCCCTTGCGTTCATCCATTCTATACCGTTTCCGGCAGCATTGCAGTGAATAGAAACAAGAACCACATTAGCCGTTCCATATCGTCCGCAAACTTCGTTTACACGCCTTGCACGTTCTGATAGTGGAACATCTACTGTTTCCCGAACAATACGTTCGGCATCATAACCTCTTGCGGAAAGTTCATGTGCTATTCTATCTGCAATTTCACGTACATAAGCATATTCACGCAGCGAACCGTCAGGACTACGTTTTCCAGGAGTGTTTTCACCATGCCCGTTATCTATAAGAATTTTCATGACTATATAATTTCGTTTAAATATTGTATTCTTCCAGATTATGAATTCAGCCGATAATAAAAATCAGTCTTTATGTTATCATACGCTAATTTTACATTAGTATAGGCTCTTGCGTTGTTTGCCCCATCCTCGTGGTAAATCTCATTCTCCACGACCTTTGCAACATCTTCAATCCAATCGTCATTGCAGAAATCAGAAAGAGGTCTGCCATGATAAGTAAATGGGTCAAACCGGCTATTCCTGTCATTATGTATCACTTGCAGGGATTTTCTTATCTTCAACGCTGTAGCCTCTTTGTCCGCAATGTGGTTTTCTTCACGCACGCGCTTAATAAGCCGGCAAACCTGTTCCACGCTTAAATCAAAGGCGAAACCCGAAAGGTTGCGTATACGTAGTTGCGTTTCTGTCCTCAACCCTTCCGATATGTCTTGCAGCATATCATTCTGTGCGTTTGTCGTTTTCGCCAGCTCTTGCAGACTTGCTTTGTTGTCTTTCATCATTTGGCTGATTATTGACTTGAACCATTTGAAAATAGCAATCATCATTGCAGCCGAAAGAATCAGAAAGAATGCGGCCGTTACAGCCATCATTCCATAGTCGCTGATTCCTTTTGCGACTTCCATAGCCTGTTGTGCTTCATTCATAACCAGCTACAAATTAACCATCCGAGAATTGCTCCAGCTACCGTAAGCCCAAAATCAATCCAATCCCATTTACTGCCATACGCCTTGTCTTTATATTCCAAAGCACCTGCTGTCAAAACTCCGGCATACATTGCTGTAAACCAGCCAAATGCAAAAATGCCGATAATCAGTCCTCCTACGAGGTGTTTCCACCTGTTGCTCATTCTGAGCCATTCAATTAGTTTCTTCATCATCTTAATTTTTTTGTTTACTTACAAAAGTAACGGAAGCCGAGCAATCCTACATGTTATCTTTTTACAGTCGTATATAAACCGCAAAATGTTTTGTAAAACTTTTCCAACCCGACTTAAATAGCTTTCAAAAAGTAATTAAAAGTATCACAAGCCATTTTATTCTACTTTATTTCTACCGTCCTTCTTCCCTAACATTTCATCTATCCAACAGCCTCTCAATAAGCCATAAGATATATCAATCTCTCATTTTTACCTCCAAAAAGCACCATTAGTTCCGCAGGAACTTAGAAACATCGGGCTAAAAGTGTCATTCTTGAACAATAGCGGACTTGTGGAGACATGGGAATTTGCAGGTGGAGCATTTGAAAATATCGAGAACTGGAAATCAAATGAAGATAAATTGACCGATATCCGAGATGAAGCCATCGACAAAATAAAGGATGCGGAAAGTGATGCAATTTCAAATTTCAGTTCCCAGCGTGTTACTCCTGATATGCTGTCCGAATCAAC